AACATTTGATACTGAATACGCAGTCCCGACACACTGGTTTACTTTTGGTTACTAGCCTTGCTGGATCCTCGAACGTATAAAGAAATGTATAATCGCGCCATACTGCAGTACCGGTATATCTACCAGCTTTAACTTCCCGACCGTATGTTACAAAGCGATTACATACACAACATTCAACGCAATCGCATTTAAATCCGTGTTTATAGCAGTTACACATATTGAAGACTTTGAAACTATTTCCTGAGTTGTAGTGTTGTTTATTCAAATTGAAGTATTGTTTGACCGAATTGATCAAATCTTTATACCCGTTGGTTTAGAACCATAGTCGGGTAAAATAAATGAATCTCCCGTGGTACGATATACCAAAATATCATCGCGAACTATGGGAACCGCATTATACACGATTATGTGATATACCTCAGGATCTAGCTGATGCTTTAGAGTTACCTTTGCAAGTAACAGCTAGAGATCTTGCCCGAGGGTATCTTTGTTACAAGAAGACATTGTCGCATGCAGCAACTGTCAAAGTTGTGGACGTGTTCGTTAAGTACCTGCACGCGAGACCACGCAAAATCCATCTCTACTTAAAGATATACTTGAAGATTAACGATGATATTGAAGAGTATTTTGTAGAAATAGATTGGACCGGTATACGTATCCAAGATTGGTCACCAGAATGGACACCTATGGGAGAAGAGAATGAAGAAGGGATGGAGGAAAAGACAGAGAGGAAGAAGGAGGGAAAGACAGAGGAGGATAATACCAGTCCCGCTGAAGCGCCGCCTTTACCGACGTTATTGTTGCCGGTGTACAAGCCAGTAGAATTTGATGAATTCAGTGAAGAACTTATAGAGAGAATAACCAATAGTTGGGCATTACCTATGTCAGATAAGATCGACGTAGAATTTGTAACTCAACTGTTGAACTATGTCCATAAACGCGGCGGTAAACGAAATAGCAAACGATACAGTGAAAGAAACAGCGAAAGCAATGATGTAACCCAGAATGGTAATCAAGCTGACGAACATACCGGTAAGCAAACCAAGGTGGAAATGACTTATGAAATGTATATCATATTCTAATGTTAATAACTACTATTACTAGTATATCATGACGAAAATCAATATGATGTATATTATCTAACCCAATCACAGGCCCAGTTTTAAAAATCTCCAACTTACCATATGAACTTATGAATTCTAACATATCTTAGTCCCGAAAGGGTTATGAGATAAAGCAACAATTTATTTTGGTTTACACTACTGGGCACAATGAACGCATTTGTAGGGAAATATTCGACAATGCAAGTCTTTCCACCGGAGGTATGGGAACTAATTATGCTACATGATCGCGACGTTTACCTCTTGTTAGCTACTGTTAGCAAAGAACTTTTTCAACTTGCATTGTCTCCTGCAATGAAGTTAGCCTTTATTAATAAGTTTGACTTCACATATGAGACGGATGGACTGATATCAACCGGTAGACGATGTGTATGCGGTAAACAGTGGGGAACATGGAGACAGGGTTGTCCATCAGGAGAATGGTTCTTTACCACAGAGTACATTCACGGTGTTCGAATGCCAGTGTTCTTTACATACAATTTATTTAAACCTGATATGGTGTTTGATAATGTTGAACAAGAGTGGTTACTTACACAAGGACCTTGTAGTGTTAAGCTTGATTTGATAGACGAAACCGACATGGATGGCGATCTGCTTCTACAGATCACTATCCGATCGCCGGGATTTGACGTAAGGTCCAATAATATAGCATTCAATGAGAGTCTACCTTATGATCCATTTCACAATGACGGTAACTACGCAATTGTCAAGGCTGTGCCATTAACTGAATTTTCCGACCACCCACTAGACGAGATTAACCGCTACCTTTTGAATCGAGGGTCCTACGAGGACATACCTGATTGGGTTGCCAGTATTACGCAATATAGATTAGGTAACATAGTTCATACTATTACCTTCTATGATAACATCCAGAACCAGATAAAAGCATGCAAGGAGGCAGGTACTTTCCGCAAGCATCTATTCCCTATGTTGTGGAATGATGAACAGCGTATGTTATGTGAACTGACTATGGTACATGCGGAACATCCGAATGTAAACGGTGAGATATTTCATAAATTTCACTATGACAAATCGCATACTATAGAAGTGATTACAGACTCGCAACATAATGTTAGGCAGTTCGATGAGACTGATTTTTGGGATGAAGGCTTACATATGTATTGGTGGAAGAACGGTAGGCTAAGACTGTTCTATCGAATTTTCAAGGAGCATGAATGGGGTAAGTGTCAATCTCGAAGCAAAGATGGGTTAGTAGTCAACAAGTGGAGGAACGGCGATCATGGTAGATTATCGGACACTTCCACTACACTAGATGAACCTGTAGCATCTAAGTATTGCTTCTTTAAGTTGAACAATATCATTGCGTTCATGCATAGGTACTTCGGATTATCTAAGTAATTTACTATGTTAGTCTATATTACATAGAGTTAGTTAGTTTTTAAAAACTTAGTGTCTATAATCATGTATAGTTGACTACATTACCAATTCAATATCGCTATTAGTATTATCTGTATTGATGTCCTTATTTTCAATGTTACCCGAATTGAAGTTAGTATGTTTGCGACTATCCTGTATAACATCTACGACAGATGCAATGTTAATATCAAAAGTTGGAACTTCTATTATTGGACGAGTATCAAATTCAGTCTGTAGGTATCTAGCAGTAAAAGAGTAACGTATTCCATCTACACCTTGCGGTAGTCCCTTCTGTCTAGGTACACTATGTTTCCATAACTTCTGTGTAGTACCTAACATATACATTGCGTCTCCATTGTTAACTTGTAATTTAACTACATAACCATCAGACTTCCGTTTGAAATAGAAGCGTCGGGTACAGCCTATACTAACGCCAAATACAGCACAATTCTTACCTAATGCTTCTTTATCGCTATGATATGCTATATAGTCATCTGGATAGTAGCGTTGTACTAAGCCAGCATTAAACACTACATCCGTCTCATTAACTATCCGATCACGTAAATAACTAAATGGTCCGGGCCATGCATTCACAGTATAACTTTGACCAGAGTAGCTATGTTGTTCCACATACGCGTCACCACAAAAGTACATATCTCTAGGAACTACATACTCCTTATTGTATAATGACATGGTGGGACGCACCCATGGTAAATTAGTAGTTTGTAAATAGTTAAATAGCATGGCGGAATCGTATGGACTTAACCAGTTACGTATTATCATTACCAGTGCACCATTCTCGTCGATTGGATATTCCACTGTAGGAGTTGGAGGTATAGCATACGGATCTGGGTCAAAGGAGAAAATGGCATCTACTCGAAAGTCATTATATGGCAGATAGTCGCTCATATTTAATATGACATGGTAGAGATGCGATAGTCGTGGATGTGCTATTAACGGATGCCCCTAAATATCCAAACATCTCTATAATGTCTTCTTCCTGTGCTCCGCCTAGTCCTACTCCTAATTTAATCAATGATGATGATACTTTCATCCTCATACAGACGTTTGGCGTTGTTATTAACGAAAAGAGATTCGAATGTAATTGTACCATTGCGTTCCAGTCAATCGTTTACGTTTGTAGAGCTCAAGTGTTCCTGGCTGGACTTAAGAACACTGATTTCTTTGACAATCTATCTGGTTATTTGAGACTCGATAGACAAGGCCTTTCGTGCATTATACCTGCGTCTGGTTACTTGACGCAGCACCGAATTGATCCGGAACAATTGGTTAAACGCATAATCAATGATTTTTGGTAGAATGCAGTAAGTCTAGAGGCGACACTGAGTCCGATATGGTTGGGCATATCATGGCACTTAAGGTCAAAGAGGTACAAGAGGAAGATGAAGATCAGTTTTACCATCCGTGTTGTGGTCCAGCGATACCACTTGGTCGACCTGGTGATGGTGGCGTAGGTGATATGATTATGAATCGCATGATGCAGGGTGGAATGCCAGGTATGCCTGGCATGATGGTTGCAATGCCAGGTATGATGGGAGGACCATTAGGTGGCGGTATACCCGGAGCACCTGGGAGTGGTATGCCAGATATACCTCCAGCGCCACCAGCCCCTCCAGGTAGCGGACATGATGGTCGTGGAGGAGGTCGTGGAGGATTTGGTGGTAGACGTAGGGATCCTGGATTCTAAGTTTTTTATGTTGTGTTATCGATGTGATGCCATAGTTTTTAAAACCTAAACGCATACCATCCCACCCACAACTGATATTATCAACGCATACGGTTATACATTCAAAAATATGGATAGAAAGGGTCACAACAATATGTTTAGCGCTGTTGGTACAGCTAAATTAGCCGGTATGCTCAATAACCCAATCATCACTAGCGAAACTATTGAGGGAGTTGTATTAGGAGCCACCGCCTTGTCCTTGTTAGGCTGGCTTTGTCCAGACTATCTACCCATATATGTCGCCGGACAGACAGCAACTACAACTGTCATTGCCACTGAACCAGAATGGAAGGTTAAGAATGCAGGGTGTTCAGTTGAGCAGACAATTGTCAGTGAGGATTGTAGCAAGTCCCGCCGTAGAACGCGAGCATTCGTGATTACTTCGTCCCTCCTTGGTATGGCCTATCTGATGTATACTAGTAGGAAGTAGATTTTTAAAAGCTTCTGGTAGATCAAGGACTACGACATATATTAAGTTATACAACTTAATTACCTCCATATGAGTTACGTATAGTTTGATGTATAGTTTCCATCTAATTGACATACGATATATTGTTAGATAGATATTTCATAACACTGGTTAGTAATGACCAAATATCTAAAGTGTTAAAAAGGTACGTTCGTTACGCCGTGTTAAGTATGGACTATTTTGGACCACATGCGAAGACAGAGGTAGACGCTATTAGATTTTTATCTCATAATATTTCAACATTAGTAGCATCGGGGTTTAATGTACCATTTGGTGCTCTACCTACGGAAAAAGAAGGTTATAAACCTGTTCAATTATCCAATGATCCTTTCGGAAGGGCAACCTATGTTGTACATGAGTTACTCCCGTTGGTAAAGGTGAGAGAATTCCATCTAGCTAGACTATGGGAGACCGAAGAAGAGAAACAAGAAACTCAGAAACGTACCAAACACCATATTGGACAATACGGTCATTCTAGACAACTATACTTCAAGATTTTGTATGAGCTGGTTAAGAAGGATTATGAACCTGTCACTAGTCACAGTCAACTGTACTCTAACTGGAATGCGACATTAATACCCTTCTCAAATGTAGTAACAGATATCAATAAAGAGGGTAAGAAGTTAACTTACTTTATCAATACACTTACTGACAAGGATGATGAGAGAAACACTAAGTTATCTAATACAGAATATTTCAATCTGTTTCTCTTATGCATCTTACTCATTCCTAGCGAGTTAATGCAGAAGTTGTCCTCGACGTACGCGAGTATGTTATATGCTCTGCTAACTGGAAATGTTGTCCCGCTTGAACTGGATCCAACCATCAGTGTACCACTATGGAATACCGTGACTCAACATGTTATGAGACAGTTAGGTATGAAGTATTACGATTTCTTAATTGAGAACCATCCAGATGGGGTACCAAAACTTAGTAGTTACTATCTTATCGCTGAAGCACCGGAACTTGAGCCGGTTATTCAATTACTTATTCAAGTCAACGCTATTCCTGATAAGTCAAGAGGTTCATTCCGTCAAGGAGATAAAGACCCAGAATACCTGAAAGAAGTAGAAGTAAAGAAGAATTTCCTTAAACAATGGGGCTTTCGTCCGGATAGGATAAATGGTGACATTTATTGGTCTAAATACCACAGCTCTTTCTCAGATGCTGTATACTCCAGGTTTCCATATTTTATGTATAGATTAATCGGGTATCCCCGACCTCCTTTGCCTCGTTTATTCGATCAACCAGTAACTAAGGAAGAAAAGAACATACTGTTGTACTACTCAGATGACGAACTATTACGTCAATATTTCCCCAAGCTGGCGGAACCGGAGAAGTTCAAGGGGTTTAAGGTAATTGCCTTTGGTAGCTATGATAAGTTCGTTGACATTCTAACTGCTGCATATACTGAGAAGTATTTTGCATGGCATATAATAGGAGATAATATGCGAGATGGTCTTAAATGTGCTAACTCTGATTTCTACAGCGCAGTGGAGGGAGAATATCGTCGCGACCTATCTGTAAAGTATGAGTACCCAGAGAAAGATAATCCCAGAGTTCGTTATGGTATACAACATTGGGAGGCCGGCGACATTAAGATGAGATGTTTTACAGTAAACGAACTTACTGAGAACTTTAGAGAGACG